GATTCTGCCTGTAACTTGAACCACCAGTTCCCGTCTTAACAGTAATAGCCGCATCATTTGCCGGTGCTGCCGTTACAGTCTGATATGGGCCACTTATAATAATAGGTGGTGCAATAGTCAAAGTAGCTGGGCCTGTAGTGGATCCAGAATTAGCGTCTGCAAGGACAGTAAATGTCTGCAAATCTCCTGTGTCTTCTCTTGTTCTGCGATTAACAGAATTCACGCCCGCAAGTGTGATAACATCACCAGCTTTCAGAATGCCTGTCTGGTCGTTAGTCCAACCATCGGTAACAAGTGTTTGAGAATCGGTATCTTTTGCTGTTAAATAAGTTACATTTTGATCTGCACCATTTACAAGTGGAGTACCTGTAGCAATACCTACTGTATGCGACTTAAGACTATTTGATTCATAGTTATCAAATCCAGCATACCTGCCAAAGCTTGCCTCCTCAATGGCTGTCTTAGCAGTTCCCTGAACAAATACGCCCTTAAGCCCATTAGCAAGGCTTAAAGCTGATTCTGAGTCCCAGAAAGCATGTCTGTCATTATGAGGTACTCCAAGTTTTGAAAGTTCAGATCCAGCATTACCAATATCAAGGAATGTCGAAGGTGTAGTGCCTGGAGTCCCGACAAAGTTCGGTATTTGATAATATTCTGCTGCAATAGCTGACTCGACGACTTGAGCAAGTTCCTCCATTGCTGGCTTAATGTAGCGCTCATTAGCGTCTTCAATCTTTAAAGAAAGATCTTCATCTGTAATATCGAAACCTACGTGCTGACGGTTATTGACAGTCACAGAAACTATGGCTTCCTCGATATCCTGCGCTGAATACGTTGAACTTGCCGTTGCTTCAAACATAACAGGCCTTCGGATTGAAGCTGTTGCACCTACCTTTGCACCTGAAAAGACCCTTGAATTATCAAGCTGCCTATCTATCTTACTGCCCATTACAAGGGCATTAAGGAATTCTCTTACCGCCCATTTTGTAACTAGACTGGTATTTTTAAAATCATTTGCCATGATATTCTCCTAACCAGAGCTAAAGAGCCATAATCTCATCCATAGACATATCGTCCATGTCTTTTGATACTGTGGCCCCGCCTACAATTGTTTTAACCGGCTCTGGGGCATTTGAGGGTTTGACTTCTTTTTTGTCACCAGTTAGCACCGCACTAATCTGGCCGAGTTTAACAGCAGCTTGCAAGGGAGTAGCGTTAGCAATTTCAAAAGCAGTATCAAGATTTTTAGCTAAATAATGAGTTACTTGCGGCCCTAATTCATAGATAGAATTTAATGTCTCTCCGTTAAACTTTGGGAGATTATTGACATCTTCTACATAATCGGGATGCTCTGCTGCATACTTAGCTTCTTCTGACGCAAATTTAGTAGCTGTCTCCTGTCTTGCTAATTTAGCCTGATTCTGACTTTCTACTTGAGAGCGATTCTCTAAAGCCTTTTGTACTCTGTAATCAATTAGAGCCTCTTGGTGCTTAGCTTCATCATAATCATAGTCTTCAAGCTTTGGAGCGTCTGCCGGTAAAGCTGGTTTATTTTCTTTAGCATCCAGCTTCGCTTGTAATTCGTCTGCTCTGCGCTGCTCTGCATATTTCTCTGCTGTTATCTTGTTGATACGTTTCTGAACTGCTTCATTAGCATGATCTTCTTTCACATCAACCGGAGATGGTGAATCTCCCTCTGTAGTCGCTGCCTCAACTGGTTTATTTTCTGGTTCTTTTTGTTCTGCTACTTCTTCCATACTTGGCTCAACTACTGGTTCTTCCGCACCTGTTTCATTTTCTCCTGTCATATCTGCCTCCATAAGAGTTATTTGCCTTCGTTAAGTACGAAGTGAACTTATAAAAAAAGGCCACTCAACGAATTAATCGCTAAAGTGGCCTCAGTTTTTCTGATAACCTTTATTTAATTGTCAAAGATCTTCTAGTTTAAATGATTCTCTTTTTTCAATATTTACTATTTTCCCTGCCTGAACATTAATTATCACTTTACCATAATAATCTCCTTTCAGCAATTTAGTAATAAAGGTAATTAGCTTTTCCACATATAGTCCTATATTATTACATTTTTGTTAATTGTGCAAGTTATATATTACTAACCACTAATTCCTCTTGAGATAAAGAAACTATTCCCTCTTGAGCTCTTCTTATTTGATTTTCAGTTATACCTAATGGAATACCTGTATTTACCTGTTTCTCATAAGCCGACATTAGCGACTCCAAGGCATCTACAGCTACTTTCTGGGCTTTAAGTTTAGTTTCTAATGTCTGAGCATCCTTATTGTCTGTATTGGCATTCTGAAGCTCAATATCGGCCATGAGCTTAGCATTCTGCATTCTTATATTCTCTAAAAGTGCAAGCTGTTCTTCACTTGGTTGTTGTGGCTGATCTAATCCAAGCTCTTTTACTTCCTCTTCAGTAGGCTGAACTACACCGTTATTAATCATATTAGCTCTGACTCGTTTTGTTAGTTCTTCTGATTCAAGTATATCAAGGTTTTTAACTATCAAGTCAAGCCCTACCTCTTGAAGTATTGGTACCTGTCCAACGAGCTCCTTGATTTGCTCTGAAGATTCCTGTCTCAAAGTGGAATATGCAGGTCCAGCCTCTACATAAGTTTCATATTTACCAGCATTCAGGTCATTTACTATTACCGGATCACCTGTTTCTTCATCAACTATAGTTTGATTGAATTCATCAATCGCTTTAGCATTGATCTCTACATCTTCTGTAGTGCCATCAAAGTTAAGGACAGTAACCACCCTTTGTGTGTCGTAAATCCTGGGCAATAGGTCTTCGAGTATATCACCTGTAAATTTAATTGATTTGTAAAGATTATCACTAAATACAAATGTCCCTCTGTCGCCCATTTTTTGCTGAGCAATAATAGCTTTACCACTTTGTAACTCAGGATTTAAACCTAATGATGGGGGCTGTATACCTGTAGCGGCATATATATCCATTGAAGCTTGAGTTTGTTGTTGAATTAATGCTTGTTGTACGGCTGGCGCTCCGGTACGTTTAGGAGGGCCAGCCGCTGCTGGATCTTCATTGTAAAACATAAACGGAGAATTAGTTGTATTGAAAGTTTTTAACTTATTTTCTTGTCCTATTGCTTGCTTTGCTGTCATCCAGATAGGGTCTTTAGGTGCAAAGGCTGTTGTTTCTACTGTGGTTGAGGTAGTATAGTTATAAATCCTCTGAGGGTCTTTGGCTTTCCTTACCATACCCCTTATGAATTCTTTACCCTGGATATTATAAGTACGTCCATACACCGGCACCAAAGGTATATATTTACCAGCCCACTCCTGTGGGCCTTCTAAAAACTCAGCGCCATTCATTAAATAGCTCTCAACTTTACGGATCCTAACCTTTCTTTTCTTAAGAACAGTTATATTTTTGCCTTCTAGCTCATCTAGTACGTCTTTTTCTTCAGTAAGGTTTAAAACTCTGCCATCTGACATTAACCCTATCTCTGCATCTGTAAGCTCAACCCTCCAATATTCTGCTATTCTTATTTTATTATCCCTGAACCATCCCATACAATAACCCGTATAATAAATAGGGTCTGAGAAATCTGTTATAGTTGCATGAGGAAAATCTTTTTTAAACTTCTCTATATCAATATCGTCAATATAGAAACCCCATGTAGCGTCTCTTTTATCATATTTATCTGTAGGCTCAAGATACAAAGACGATGCTGCTGACTTAATAGGTGCAATTAAAATCTCTTGGTCAAAAGAGTCATCACTCTCGTACTGTGTTATTACTCGCCAACCACCATAACCGGAAGTAATAGTTTCATCAAAGGCTGCATCATAAATACTTGTAGCGTCTGATCTTGCCTCGATACTTCGCGCTAATCCCGTTCTTATTTTAGCTATATCTTTGCTGCCACCTGCTCTTGGCCTGACTTTAATTTGCGTTCTATTCTGCCGTTGATCCCCATTAACTTGGTCTAATGCCCCTGAAACCCTATCAAGTGTATATCTTGGCCTGTCCTTGCGCTTTTCTTTAGCATCATCTTCCCATTGCCCGTCTTCCGAATGAGCAAACTGAGCATCTTCTATAGCTTTACTTCGCTGGTCGTTTTCAGATGTAGAAACATGTTCAAATCTCTCCATTGCTTCTTTATGTATAGCTTGTAACTCTTTGGTCATTTCCATGATCAAAACTCCGAATCAAATTGAATATCTAAATTTAATGGGACTTCAGGACATATCATTGTCATCATAACACAATCTGCCTTATTTGGACTTGATATTTTAAGCTTACTCTTCATTTCTTCTTTACGCATTATTTGTATTAATCCTGCGCCATTGTCTTTCAAGGGTATCCTACAAATCTCTGACCTTAGGCCAGCCATATTAGTTATATTGCTCGATAAACTTATCATCCTATCTGGGTCTGTGTATTTGCCCTTAATTACTGCCTGATAAGTATTCTGGAATCTATCAGCTAATCTTGTGTAATACTGAGCTCTTTTATTTTTAAAGACTTCTCTATTTGTTTTCTCTTTGGATCTATCTGAATATATATTGCCGTCATAGATCTCTTCTGGTCTTTCTGGTGATTCAGAGCCTTTAAATAAATGATATTCTATCTTTTTTCCGTCTGTTGATTGCTTTACTTGTCTTTTAAGTGATATCCCAAGTCCATCGCAATCCCATATAAAATGATCAGCATTGCCTATGATAGCTTTATCCATAGCCCAGTCACAAGCGTCATTCACATCTTTAGAAAGCATTTCATCAACTTCTAGTATTACTGAACCATGCCTTAAAGCGTATCCCCTAGGGTCGGCACCTTCTCCATTATCGCTAGGATCATGAGCAGCAACAATAGCACCAATAGGCCCAAACCCCAACTTAATATGAGCATCGATAGCTGCATCGAACCATTCAGGCTTGATAATAGAGTTTTCAACCGTGTCATTAAATTTCCCTTCCCAGATCCAATCATACTTAGCTCTTGATAAGTGATTGTAATCCCACTGTCTTATTCTTTCTTGTTCTTCGTTCCACCAAGGATTATCTCTCCAATTAACAACAATAATTAAATGGACATCATCCTCATAGTATCCATCTCTTTCTAATTGCTTAATGTAAGGGTTGATAAATCTTTTAGAGAAGGAATCTCCCGATGATTGAGGGTTAGCAGAGAACCAACATTCTGCCCCTGGATTTCTTATGATTGTTGGTATAAGTTTATCTAGTGAATCTTCACTTGCCCTGTGTGCCTCTTCAAACCATGAGTACTTATATCCCTGTGCCGATTGAATAGAATCTGGGTTTCTTGATGCTCCCTTGTATTTTGTCTCTGCCCCATTTGGAGCTATTACCTTATTATCTAGTATTGACCACCCTTCTAACTGCAATCTATTATTAATTGAATCTTTGAAAACTCTGTGAACTGAATCCGAAATAGAGTCTTGATATTCCCTTAAGCAATATATATCTGCTTTCTCTGTTTCCATCTTCATAGTCATGATATCACCTATGCCGATAGACTTACCACTACCTCTGCCACCTATAATTATTTTAAGTGGCTTGGACTTTGTGATTAAGGGAGAAAGCTTTTTATTTAATTGCATACTGGGCATTATTTAACTTTCATACTCTTCTTGATAATCTTTCTTATCTTACTTTTAATAAACCCTTTTAGTTTTCGCCCTGTAAGTCCCTGTTGTTTGCCAGCAGTCTCTATCATGTTATACGCTTGTCTACTTATCATGCTTAGCCTCCACAAGTTCTATAGTCCATTTATGTTCTTGAGGTTTACCGCCTGGGCCTGATACTTCCTTAGTAGTTGCATCTCTAAGCCCCAAATCTCTAGCAATTATATTTGGATTCAACAAATCTGCTGCCGCACCTGTAAACTTTTGATGCTTTATAATTCGCTCTACTCGCGTTACGACTTGTACAAAATCTTCATTATTTCTATAGTTAGCCCAAGTCTTTTCGCATATATCTAGAAATATACATAAACCACCAATTGTCATTGCCCTCATTTTTGCAACTATATTTTCAATAACTTTTCCTTGGTAACTTATGGGCCTATCTTCCCATAAAGGATTGGCCTCTACCCATTCAAAATACTCCTTGCAAGCTTCCCACAACTGTTCTTTACTTTCAAAGGTCGGGTTTCTTCCGTGTGTGCTTCTCTGTTCCCAGAATTTATTTCCTTTTGGCGCTGCCATTACTTTATCCGTCTGCAAATACTCCAGCTAATTGACGCCTTATTTTTTCAGCACGTGTTAGCATGGCTCCCTTTGCTCTCTTGCCTACCTTCTCACCTACACCTTTACCTACTTTGACTTTTTTCCCATGTATCTTTTCTGTAGTCCCATTTTTTCTTTTTTTCGGCATTGTATTTCTCCTTGTTATGGCAATACTGTAAATCTTACATAATCGGATTTAATAAATTCACTAGATACTATAGTGCTTCCCCTGACTCTCCATTGTCCTTCTTTATCTAGGTCATCTTCCTGTAAGGTATATTCTAGATATTGATTGGCTAGATATGTTTCATCATCTACAACTATGTTAGATGTTCCTAAAGCTATATTAGTGGTGAAAATCTTTTCATCTCCTCGCCACCTTTCCAAGTAAATCATGTATTGTGTTCCAGTGCTTATATCTACACCAAAATTCACTCTTAGTATAGATCCATATTCATCGACATTAAAAGTCATAATCCACCTTTTTTTGATGTAGATTTATAATCATATCGTTATTGTACTTTAATTTACATTTTTAGTCAAATAAAACTCCATGCCAAGTAAATTACTACACATATATAAGCTATACAGAATAGAGTTATTTTATTCATTGTCTTTCTCCTCTGGTGGTGTCCATCCGAGTTCAATTAATGCTTCCCTGACTTGATCTTCACGGGTATTCATTATCCTTCTTGTTATTTCACTCCTGTAGCTGGTTGCATGATCTTCCATGTATTCTTCTTGAATTATCAAATCATCTTTGGTGAATGTATTTATTTTTATTTCCATACCGGCACCTTTAGCCCTTTATATTTCTTCATTTTGAGTCCTTTGGGGGATCTGGGATAGGCATCCAGTGGGTAATAGTCGCATTAGAGTTCCATTGTCCCTTCCCTACGTAGAGCCTGGTTGTCGGATATAGGTTCTCTTTTCTATAAACCAAAGTAGGCATAAATACTCTACTCCCTAGCTCCGGCAATCTATCTTCAACACTTATCCATTCTCTCTCTTCCATTATTCACGCTCCCTTGTCGGCCCAAATTCTTGCTCAATTATTTCATGTAACATCCTTAGCTCTCGCTGAAGGTAAGCCTCTGGTGCTGTTCTCGTTATAAACCACAGACCTTCATCTTCAGCTTGTTCTGCAATCTTATCTTTTATTTTTTTAGCCGAAGGACAACACACTTTATCTTCACTCATCTTATTCACGCTCCTTGAGATAGTTGTATATGGCTTTTGCGAAGGCTTCGGGGTTGATTAAAGTAATGATTAAGTTATTTTGTGCTTTTCTTTTCAAATTCTGGTAAGCCCTCACCACATTCGTCTTTATTTTTCCAGCAAGTGGTTGTATAATTGAATTTCTTACAATTCCTGCATGATCTTTCATCTC